TCAGGGTCAAGTGCAACCACAGCCTTGCGGTATGTGCCTACCTTATCCATGTGTTTCTTGGATAGTGAAGTGCCAAGGATAGCCAAGGCTGTGACGTTAGGCACTAGCTGGGTGGCAACGATGGCAGATACGACATCCTCTACAAGTAAAACGACATCACCATTACCTGCTGTGAAGTAATCAGCTGCACCAGTGTAACGATACCACTTGGGTTGCGCTCTCTTACCCACGGCCCTACCTACTGCATCAATGAGCCTTCCTCTGTAGTGTATCGGAAAGACAGTTCGCTCCTGTTTAACGTCATACATCAAGCCAGGATAGTCACTAATACCCCAGCGCAGAACAAAGGCTGTGTGCTTCTTATGCTCAAAGGTAGGGGACACTAGGTAAGCGGGGATCTCCATGGTCTCAGCCTCCTCTATGGCCTTCTCAGGGGGTGGTCTCATACGCATGATGATCTCTGCCGCTGTCATGTCTGTCTCATAGATGCCGCCAACCCGACAGCCTAGCTTGTAGCAGTTGTACTTCATTGTGCCACCATCATTCATGGCTGTGAATGTACCTCTACCCTTACACTGAGGACAGTTGCTGCGATAGGTGTCACCATCCTGTAGGTTGAGCGCCTCAACGTAACTACGAATGTTCATCGTCATCGTTTCCTCTAGCTGCTAATGCTTTCGATGCACCGCTGAATGTGTTGACCATGTAGGGTTTGATGGACGTTATGTTCTTGTGTCCTGTCACCTGCATGATACCTGCTAAGTCTACCCCACCCTCCATCATTTCTGTCACTGCCGTGCGCCGTAAGTCCATGGCTGTCAGGGTGGTAGGTAGGTTAGCTTCTTTCAGTACGTCATTGATAAGATAGCTTATTTCTAGTTTATCATAGGGTGTGTATGCACCTGCTCGTGGCTTAACACGGGGTGCTACATACTCCTGAAACTTAAAGTCTTCCTTCTGCTGGCGCAGCATATCACACAACCCTGATGAGATAGGGAGGTGTACCTCTGCGTTGCGTTTGCTCTGAGTTAAGTCCAAGCGGCACTGAGTTAAGTCTAGCTTATCCCAAGTGAGAACACGCATATCACCAACACGCTGCCCCCAATCATATGCCATGTGGACGATCAGACCAATGCTGCGCCAACGGAAGTCGCCATAAGCTGTAGCAAGGAATGTCTGCACTTGATCTCGGCTCCATAGTACACGCCGTGGTTGACCAGACCTGGTTTGTACTAGAGCTACTGGATCGTGCGTCATTACGTCATGCCTCATCGCATATTTCCACGCAATAGATAACACAGACTTGCGGTAATTCGCTGTGCGAACACCAGAGGATAACCAATCCTCGTAAGCCTGAGTGAGGTGACGTACCTTGATAGACTTATGGCGATAAGCCCCAAGTGCCTTGCCCTCAACTACAGTACTGCATATTGCAGCCAAGTGGATGTCATAGTCTTTCTGTGTAGAGCCTGATAGCCGACAAAATGCAGCAGACTTACTATAGAAATCAATGACTTCCTGTAGTGTGGAAGAAGCCTTGGGGATCTTCATGTTACTTTCCTTTCACGTGTTTATACCAGAGATAAAGTAAGCCACCAAAATAAGCAAGTGCTACAGCTAGTGGCAGTGAGTGCATTAGAAGTTGGGATACCATGCGTCTCCTCTCTCTATGTGTTCCTTAACGTCCATAGCTGTAAGCTCCAATGCCTTAGCCGTTCCACCGTTCCAGTACGCATCATCAATCTGCTTCAACAGTTTGTGATAGTAGTCTGAGGCAGGCATCAAGTTAGTTGTGTTGAAGGGATATACTGTCATAGTTTTTCTACTCTGTCATTACTGAATGATAGCTCATTACCTGCTAACGTCTTGAAGATAACACGGCGTACACCCGTGCGCTTGAACAGTTTGATACGAGCCTGGTTAGCATCATGTGGGGTAAACACTGTGGTGACATACTCACCATCAGGCTGACCTACACTTGCGTATACTTTTATGGCACGACTTGCAATCATTTGTCTCTCTCCTTCATGTATTGCATTACAATACTTTTGTTAGTGGATATGATGATAACTTTACCATCACCATCATACCCTATGTACTTACCCTTACGCTCCACTAGTTTCATCAATCAAAACATAGCGTGTGTACTGCTGACCTGTCACAGGGTGCTTACCCTTCACGCCATCAATGCGGTAGCCTGACTTGCGTAGCTCAGAGATACGCTTAGTGAATGACTGGATGCTGTAGTCCAGCATAGCCTCACGCTGGGTCAGACCCTTGGTTGCACGAAGGTGTGTGATGATCTTAGAGTTTTGTGTGTTAGTCATGTCTGTTTCTCCTGTGTTAGACATTTATAGGTTAGTCGTTGTGTTTGCCTGCGTCAATGTTACCATTATATCACGTTACATTTCTGCAACACCTAGGACGCCAGTGTTCTCCCACTCAGCGAATAGCCCCTGCTTTTCTAGGATGGCATTGATCTTGTGGTTGACACCAAAGTCATCTAGGACAGTGCCACCAAACTCACAGTAGTAGTCAGCCCACACCTCTGGATAGTTGTCCTCTCCTGAGATACGAAAGCCATCGTCATCCTCATAGACTGTGACGCCTAGCTTCTTAAGTTGATCATATGCGGTACGATAATTCTTCTTCATTCTGTTACCTCTATCTCTGCTTTTGTGTTCTTCATTCTGTTGAACCACCTTGCCTTGCTCTCTGCCTCAGCCATGCAGCCAGACAGGATTGTTTCCCAGCACGTCTCTTTGCCTGAAACCTCACTGAAAACTCTAACGATTATCATGCGCCTAGCTCCTCTCTTACTTTGACCAGCACCACGGCACGATCAAGGTAATACTGCATCAGTTCAACGTCATCATATTCAACATCACCCCATGAGGTCTGCTCCATGTCACCCTCAAGTAGATCCTTGAGCATCAACAGTTCGTTTGTGCTTAGTTCTAGGTTAGTCATTGTTTTCTCTCCTGTTCTTACCGTTACTAGTATAGGGAGTGTCTCTCTCCAGTTCTTCTCTAGCCTCAACATAGGCCTTGTATAGTGTCTCACATAAGTGGTCACGCATATGATCAGGAACTTTAACGTAATCCTCTACGATAGCGATGATCCTATCCTTAGCTTTAGCGTCTAGCATTGTTACTCTCCTTTGTGTGTGACCCATACCTAGGCCTATTAGTTGTGCGTTACAATAAGTTTAATAAGTAATCCTGGAAGTGTGACATTTATGCCATCTCCTCTACAAGGCTTTGCCATAGGTTAGGGTAATTGACCCCGCCCCATTGAAGCCTGCTCCTTACGCTATCTTGCAAAAGATATTCTGCTTCTCCATTACTAAGCAAGGCTTCTATTAACATTTCTGCTGTTTTGTGTGTAATATCCACACTGAAATCGTCATTCTTTATGCTTATGTTCAAGCCATCACGATAGTCGTTACCCATAACTGTAATCTCATTACCGCCATCACGGACAGCATTGGCTTCTGGCATATCAAAAACCTTCTCAGGCCAGCGGTGTGTGTGATCATATACTTTTAGTGTCATTGTCTTATACCTTCCCTGTCAGATAGATTATGAGCTTGTCCACATTGTCAAACACCTCATGGAATGTCAGGCAACCCTCTGCATCATGGCATTGGTATGACAGAACTGAATCATCTGGATGTTGACGCATGGCAGTGCTGCTATAGTCCACGAATATCCTGCAGATGTTGCCATGCTTCTCCTTCTTATAGAGTGAAGGTAGCTCACCTTTCTTCCATATACTAACACGCCAGCCATGTGGCATGATTGCGTGAAACAACTTATTGAGTGTGTCATAATTGTCATAGTCTTTGTGCGGTACGTCAGCGATTGCGTAGATCATTGGCTTACCCTCCAATCATGTTGTTTTGCCATAAGCTTAGGCGAGTTGATATCATTTACGTTCACGAATACATAACCCCTGTCCATTGCACCCATGCGCCACTCACCACGCCAGCCCAGCCTGTCCAATAGTTTCTGTGCTGCGTCAGCATGGTTGCCCTCTATGTTTAGGCTGTCATCCCATTCCACAGTGTAGGTTGATCCTCTGTGACCGCTGGATGTCATTGCTTTGACCCGTGGTGCTTTGGTGTCAGTAGGGCCAAGGTATTTTGTCATAATCGTTTGCATATTAGTCTCCTACTTCATCGTGATAAAAGTCTGTGCCTCGTCTCAGCAGATCACCAAAGTCTTCTTTGTAGTGGTCACACCAGTGCAGGATGTCAGCAATGATGTCTCCAGGATGATCAGATTTCATCTTTATAAGTATCTCGTCTATGTTCTTGGTGCTGTTTTGCATTGTCATTCATCCTCTTTGTTGTCATCTAATGGGAAATACATAAACGCAGCCCCAGCGATTGAGAAGCCCAAGCATAGGGCAAAGATTAAAAGTGTTGCCATCATGCTACATCTCCTCAGATATTATGAATACGTTTCCATGTAGTCCAAGTGATAGCCTGTAGCACATGAGGCTTGACCTTCACACGCTTGGCTGCTGTGACATACGCCACCTGTAACTCACGATATTGGCGCTTGCCCATGTTAGTCTTATCAGAGGTCAAGCCCTCACGCTGACCACGGGCAATGTTAAGAGCGTGACCGTCAATAGTCACTTCATCCAGTCCACGAATGTTAGAGTAGAAAGAGCGGATCTTCTGCCCGTTCAAGCGTGTCAGAATGTCATCATCATCAATCAAGTCATCCTGTAGAATAGACCACGCCTTCTGTTTCATCGTGTTATAGCATGACACCTTGAAGTCATCCAAGCTGTCGCCACTCTGCCATGCAGCGCACATGGTGTCAGTGTCTTTACAGTTACGCTCCCACCTATTGTTAGGCGATAGTGCCGCCATGACACCAATCACTGTATTGATAGGAAGCTTGTGAGTGTCAGCTATTTGTACCGCCACACGTTCTGCCCTAGCGTACCATTCCACACCATTTAGCGTGTCATCATTGGAAGCTTGGCGGTAGAGTTTAAGAATGTTGCGAACATATTGGGTCATCTGGTCATCCTTTCGGGGTTAAACTATCCAGAGAGTAGGCACATCAAGCGCCTACCTGTCAAGTTAGTTTTTATGCTGTGCGCCAGACACGGATCACACGGTTCACCTTATCTGTGCGGTAGCAGAATTTCATGTTGTTGTTATTGGGACGCTGGTGTTGTTTATATACACAATTAGCCACACGACTACGGGTACGGATGTATCCTAACGTGGTACTTGGATCTACAGGCACAGCAAAACTGTCACCAACATTCATGGTGAAGAAGGGGTATTTATAGTAAGCCACGCCATTGCGAGTTGCGTTTGGCATTGGGATGTTCTTTTCGATTACATACATGGGGGTCATTCCTTGTGTTAGATTTAATTGGTTAAGGTGATTGGTTAGATACACCATGAGATAGGCACAAGCCAAGCGGTAACCTGGAAAGCCTATCCTAGCTATATCTGTTAGACACACTAGCTCAGACCTTTGACGGGCTGATTCAAGTCACCGTACTACCGCCCCGTATCTTGGACGCTGTCCTTAAGCTAGTCTATGTGCCGTTACTTCTGTTGCTATTCAGTCTGCATATTCGGTTTAGTTAGTCAATCGTTTTATTCGGTCTTACTTTTATTCGGTCTTGGTATTCTATGCGGCTCTTCTATGCGGCTTGATCGCCTAGGACGCTGATTCTTTTGTAGAGCTACGCTGCTAGCGGTTGAACCTTGTCGCTTTCGATGTATTCACTATGGCCCGAATGTTTTGTGATTGTCCAGAATTATTTTGCGTTTTATCCTAATTATTTTATAAGTCTGTGTTTTTGTTGGATAATGTTGTCGCATTGTGGCTTGGCAGGAATGTTTTTCTTTTGTGCCATTATATAGTCAGCCATTACTTTGAGGGGGTGGCCTATTTGTGATCACATAATAGGGGGTGTGGTTTGGTGTTTTGTGCATCCCTCTTTGATTTGTGATCACACTTTTGAAACTCCTTGAAAACACACGCTTTTCTTGAATAGTCTGACGACACATCAGTTAAAGAGTACAGCATTTACAGTAACTTACCAAGTCAAACCACCACGATTCGCCCTATGCCATGCTAAAAGAGGGGGGGTGCGAGGGCCACGGGCGGGTATGGGGTTACGTATATATGTACAACTACACGCACGGGTATTTTAGATTGCCTTATTGTTGCCACATTCCAAACACATAAGCATATAAGTGGTGCATTTATGTAACACATAGGCAAAGATCCGCTCATTAGTAAAACTTTCTTACGAGTATGCGTATTTTAGGGATTGACAGGGGTGTTCTGTGGAGTATAACTACGTAGTAGTAGTAGACAGAGTTAAACATTTAAGTTAAACTTAATACAAGTAATAAATAATAAATAGTTAAACTATATAAAGAGTGTGTTAATAAAGTTACTGGACATAGGAAGAGTTTAACTTACAGAGTTTAACTATACACTTATAACTTTATATAAGTAATAATTAATAGTAAGTTTAACTTAGATAGTTTAACTATAGGGTTGACACCCTTCTTAATAGTTTGTACACTATCCATATGTAACACACATAAACTTGTATAAACATAAGTGTTACATTCCTGGTACGTGTCACAAACATATGTGTATACTCTCCTCATGTCTCCTCTCTCCTAACATGTAGTTTGCGACACGTACCTTTTTTATTAAGAAAAGTGTTGACAATGCCTGTTAAACCCGTACAACTATATGCAGATGATAACATACTAGAAGAGTTTTACTCTGCTTTAGCTGACGGTAGTGCCAAGCGTATACGCCGTATTCATATCCCTCGTAGTGACGTGTTCTATGCACGTGCAGCTATAGAGGCTGACACAGGGGTTAGGTACTCTCTGGATCACGTAGAGAGGGCTATGTACTTAGAGGGCATGTTATCTCGTAGTGATGTGTTAGACCCTGACAGGAAGAGACCTTATGGCGATTGAGTATAGAGGTGAGAAGTTTGAAGGTTACAACAAACCCAAGCGTACTCCCAAGCACCCTACCAAGTCCCACGCTGTCCTTGCCAAAGAAGGTGACACCATTAAGCTCATCCGCTTCGGTGAACAGGGAGCGTCCACAGCAGGTAAGCCTAAAGCAGGTGAATCTGATCGCATGAAGAAGAAACGTGCATCCTTCAAAGCTAGACATGCTAAGAATATCAAGAAGGGTAAGCTCTCTGCTGCGTACTGGGCTGATAAAGTAAAATGGTGAGCATAGGTACTCTTGGTGTTATGATGGTATGTATGTCTGCCTTAGCTGAGCATTGCCAGGTATTGACTAGTCCGTATGTGTTTAGCAGTGTAGAGGAGTGTCAGGCTTCTATCGTAGCTGAAGCACGTAAGATTAAAGAGCAGTACAGTCACGCAACGATAGTGCCTAACTGTGTAGCTCTAAGCTACAATGGGGAGCCAGCGTAATGGCAGCACCTAAGCCGACTAACACGAAACTGTATAACAAGGTCAAGGCTGAGGCTAAGAAGAAGTTTGACGTATGGCCCAGCGCTTATGCGTCTGCTTGGCTTACTAAGACTTACAAAGCACGTGGAGGTAAGTACAGTGGCACGAAAGCCAACAAAGTTAAATAGCCAACACGTACTGCCTAATGCTCGTGGTTATGCCGCTGGTGGCTTAGGTAAGTGGTTTGGTGAAGAGTGGACAGACGTTAAGACAGGTAAGCCTTGTGGTAGGTCTAAGGGTGACGGTAGGGACTACCCAGCTTGTAGACCAAAGGCAGTAGCTTCTAAGATTAGTAAGAAAGAAGCAGCAAAGAAAACAGGACCAAAGAAAGTTAAGTGGTCTACTACAGCATCAGGGAAGAAACGAACATGATGATGAGTTTGATGTTAGGGGAGCCACCTGAGGTTGACCCTAAGAACCGTGACCGTGCAGAGACATACTGGATGTATGGTGCTACTGCTGAGGAGCTAGGCAAGGCTTGGGATAAGCCTACAGAGATGGCTGAGCTAAAGACCTGTGGTAACTGTGATTACTTTGACAACCGTGCTCGTACTCTCAAGTCATTGAACATTGAGTCTGGCTTAGGTGCTTGTAGTAAGTTTAAGTTTGTTTGTAGCCAAGAGAAGTCCTGCCAAGGGTGGGACTGTAAAGATCAACACATGGATGAGGAATACTAAAATGATGAACAAAGGTATGAAGGCTCTTAAGAAGGAAGCACCAGAAGTAGCTAAGAAGATGGGTTACATGGGTGGCGGTATGGCTAAGAAGTCAGGCTACGGTATGGGTGGTATGACTAAGAAGAAGATGGGCTACAAGGAAGGTGGCTTAGCTTGTGGTGCATCTAATCCAGCAGAACGTCCTATGAAGAAGATGAAGTAATGAAGTATTATCACAAGTACCAAGAAGCACTGGAAGCTAAGGGTTACCGTGTAGATGAGCATGGCTACGTGTGGGACTCCATGGGTAACCAGTCAGCTGGTGAAGACAACTACGGTAACGTACAGAGCAAAGACCCTAACGTTAATGCTATCTGTGAAGCAGCTGACATTGCAGCTACACAGCCTAAGAAGGCTAAGAAGGCTGCAGCACCTAAGGGTAAGAAACGTGCTCGTACATCTAAGGGTCACTACATAGCAGATGATCCTAGCACACCAGAGAATGAAGCGTGGGTTGACGAGTAATGAGTTTAGTTAATCAGGGCAAGCCATCACGTATGCGTTCTGTGTATGGTCACAACAGTACCAATACTACAGAGGTTGTATATACATGCCCTGCTAACTGTGTAGCTGAGGTTACGTTTATCCATGTAGTCAACGGTGGTGGCAGTACAAACTCTGTAGATGTAGAATGGTATGTAGCAGCTGATTCTTATACGTCTCACTTTCTGTCAGGCAAGAGTTTGAATGCTGGTGATTACGTTTCCTTCACAAACATTGACCTAGTACTACAGCCTGGTGACAAGATACAAAACGTTCCCACTACTGCTGGTCATATTGACACTATCCTTACTGTAACTGAAACGTTTGTACCTGTTGGATAACACATAGCGGGTATGCAAACTTAGTAGAGGTAAATAGCGCTAACATGAGTATAACTATGTAAGTCTAGCAGTGGAGCTAGGCTAAACACATAGGAACATACCATGTACGCACTAATCGTTAAAACATTCACAAACTTTCTCGCAAGTTTACAGAAAGCACAACAAGCCCGTGCTGACTATTGGATTCTAACCAACATGTCAGACAAAGAGTTACACGATATTGGCATTGCTCGTGGAGAGATACGCAATGTCATAGCAGAAAGTTTCAAATAGTTAGGAGAGCTATTGTGGAAAACGTTAAGATACCTTTAGCACTTGTAGCTGCTATGGCTGTACAGCTTGCTGGTGGTGTGTGGTGGGTATCTCAACAAGCCTCCACAATAGCAAGCCTAGAAGAAACAGTAAGCCAGCTTGGCTCCCGTATGGCTATTGAAGATAACGTTAACCTTAAACGTGATGTTGCAGGTAATGGTGTAGAAATACAATACGTATGGGATGATGTAGAAGAGTTATGGGAGGAGTTAGACGCTTTAACCCGTACTATCTCTAGGATCACTGAACTGCAACAACGAGTAGCTATTATTGAGAATGAGCTAAAGTACATTGGTCGTGACCACGAAAGTATGCTAGATAAAAAGGGCAAGTAGTTTTGCTATGCGTACTAGCCTTTATATCATTCAATCACGCATGGACTGACAGTGGTAATAGGTTATTTCAGTATTGTTACTACGACTGTGGCTTACCTAAGAATGGTCTCTGGTATGACAGAGTGTACAGAGTAAGTTATAACTATGTATGTCCAGTAGAGGTTAAGTTCAAATGATTGATCCTTTTACAGCTATGGCGGCAGCTACTACGGCTTACAATGGCATCAAGAAAGCTGTATCTGTAGGCAGAGAAATCAGTGGTATGGCAGGTGCAGTATCTCAATGGTCTAAGGCTGTAAGTGACCTAGACTTCTTGGAGGAAAAAGCTAAGAACCCTCCAATGTACAAGATGTTTAATGACAACCAAGCTACTGCATTAGACATATGGTCACAAAAGCAGAAGCTCAAAGAGATGCGAGAAGAGCTTAAGGCACACATCTCTTGGACGTATGGCCCTAGTGCCTGGGATGAGATAGTACGAATAGAAGCACAGCAACGCAAAGAACAACGTGAGTTAGTCTATAAGAAGCAAGAGTTCATAGACAACTGTATTAACTGGGCTGTAGGTATTGCAGTAGCATTAGCGGGTGTGGGTGCTTTAATAATAGGGATGTACTTCCTAGGCGTAAAACAAGGCAAGTGGTAAGGAAATAACATGGCTAGAGCACTAACAGAAAAGCAACAGCGCTTCCTAGAGGTACTCTTTGATGAGGCTAACGGTGATGCAGTAGCAGCTAAGAAGCTTGCAGGTTATGACCCTGCATCTAGCACTTCGGCTATTGTTGAAGCTCTCAAGGATGAGATCGGTGAGAAGACACGTACTTACTTTGCACGTGTTGCTCCTAAAGCTGCTATGTCTATGGTAGGTGCTCTGTATGACCCTACTGAGCTAGGCATAAAAGAGAAGATGATTGCAGCTAAGGACTTGCTAGATCGTGCAGGACTTGGTAAGGTAGACAAAATAGACGTAACATCTGGTGGAGGCATCTTCTATCTGCCACCAAAAGAAGGTTCAAACGAATAATACCTGATAGAGACTTAGGGTTCTGGCAGTTACCGTTACCACCCAAGAACCACACAAAAGAATGGCATCCTATAGTTAAGATTGCTAAGAAAGTACCGTTTGGCTACAGGGTAGATCCAGAGAACGATAGGGTGCTTTTACCTATTGAGTCAGAACTTGAGGCTTTAGAGCTTGCAAAGCGTCACCTTAAGCAGTATAGTTATCGTGCGGTAGCAGCCTGGCTAAGTAAAGAGACAGGTAGAACTATATCTTTTACAGGCCTAAAGAAAAGAATCGAAGTTGAGCAAAAACGTAGAAAAGCAATTACAATTAAACGTAAGCTTGCCAAGTGGCTCGAAGAAACGCTTGACCAAATCGAAAAGCTCGAAAGGAAAGGCGCAGGAGCCTACACAGACCCTAACGAAAAGTATTGAGGAGCCTGTTGCTACTGTTGTAGAGAGTATACCTGCACAAGTTAAAGCGCCTGAGTATGATGTTGAGGAAGCTCAGCAGGTAGTATTCAAACCTAACCCTGGCCCTCAGACATCCTTCTTGAGTGCGTCAGAACGTGAGGTACTTTATGGTGGAGCAGCTGGTGGAGGTAAGAGCTACGCCATGTTGGCTGACCCTCTACATGGACTGAATGACCCTAACTTCTCAGGGTTGCTAGTCCGACATACTACGGAAGAACTAAGAGAACTTATACAAAAGAGTCAGGAGTTATACCCCCGTGCAATACCTGGTATTAAGTGGTCGGAACGTAAATCGCAATGGACTTCTCCTCAGGGTGGCAGACTTTGGATGTCTTATCTTGATAAAGACACGGATGTCACACGGTATCAAGGTCAGGCTTTTAACTGGATTGGATTCGATGAGCTTACGCAATGGTCTAGCCCTTACGCTTGGGATTATATGAGGTCTCGCTTGAGATCTGCACATGCTTCCAATCTTGGCCTATACATGAGAGCAACAACAAACCCCGGAGGAGCAGGACATGCTTGGGTTAAAAAGATGTTTATTGACCCTGCAATCGGTGGTAAGCCGTTCTGGGCAACTAATATTGAAACAGGCGACACGATTACTTTCCCTAAAGGGCATAGTAAAGAAGGTATGCCTCTATTTAAA